TCTGATTTCAGATCTGATTTCAGATCTGATTTGGATTCCCAACGGATGTGATTCGCTTTTCGTGCGGAATTCGCTTTAGACCGATACTTCGCAATTTCCTTGTCGGCTCTCTCATTATGCCAGCCGTCTTCCTGCTTAACGAAGAATTCCTCAAGCAAAGCCTCTACGATGTCAACGGTAGATTTGACCTTCCTAGCGACCAATAGAACGCTTGTAAAGGGCTCCTCGCCTTGGTAATACAAGTCCATCATCCTACGGTAAGCAAGGTCTTCTGCATCGCTTAAATGGCTTGTATGCGATATGTAATCGCCTATGTGAAACGGGTAGAAGTTCATTGTGCTCCTTTCGTGGGTGCTTTTGCTAAGCTTCCTATCATACTCTAAATTTAGAACGGTAATACATTTATTTTTACGGTGCAGCGTCCACCCTTGACAATCGGTCCTTCGTAGACGTGCAACACCTTGATCTGAGAGTCATCGTCCATGAGCCCGGCTTGAACTAAAGCGTCCTCCAGTGCCTTGATCCGGTTTGAAATGTCAGCTTTGCGCTTGTCTCGAAAATTGATCGTTACCGTCATTTCGAGGTTTGCGTCTCCAAAGCGGATCGGCTGTAGGCTCACCGCATGAGCTATTGCTGTCTTAAACTCTCTAGCTCCTAGGGTTAGGAATCGCCTGTGACCCGAAAAACCCCAATAGGAGTTGATCGTTGGTGGTAAAGGCAACACTAAAAAAATATTTTTTGGAAAAGTTGGCATAAGTGCGGATTATCATATATGATAGGAACTGTAACAACAAATTTATCTCACGAAAGGATAAGACTATGAATTACGATTCTTGGCTTGAGCAGCCATACCAAGACCAATACGATGAAGACGATAAAATCGATTCTCGGGTTGAGGAGCTTATGGAGGAAGACTATAACCCTAACGATTTTAATAATTTTGTTGAGTCGATTAGCGAAGCTTCCAAAGATGACATTGAAACGATTGAGGACTATCTTCAGCAAAGAGAGTTCGAAAAGTTGGGTCTGAAGCTTTGGGCAATATGCTATGAACGCATGGAGCAACAAGCTACAAACCACGCAGTAGAGAACCTGAATTCAGGTTATTTAGATTAATCCACGAAAGGAAATCATTATGAAAGTTTATCAAGCAATCAATGCAGTTCAAGCCGAACTTGCCAAAGTCGGTATTACCAAAAGCCGTACCAACACTCAAGGAGCTGGGTACAAGTTCCGGGGTATCGATGACATTTTCAATGCAATTAGCCCATTGCTTGCAGAGCACAAGCTTTGCATTCTGCCTCGAGTTATGGCTCGTGAGTGCGTTGAGCGAGTCAGCAAAAATGGTGGAGCTCTTTTCTACATTACCGTAGAGGTTGAGTTTGACTTTGTTTGTGCCGAGGACGGTAGCAAGCACACCGTCAAGACCTTTGGTGAAGCAATGGATAGCGGAGACAAGGCTACCAATAAAGCCATGTCAGCAGCGTACAAATACGCAGCTCTCCAAGCGTTTGCCATTCCTACTGAGGGTGACAATGACACCGAGAATCAAACGCATGAAGTTGCGCCTCGCACTGCGCCAGCTCCAAAGCCAGCTCCAATCAACAAGTCTCCATTGTCTGAGACTCAGGTTGCCGACTTTTTGGCAACGATTGACGCTGCAGCCGATGAGGATGAGCTGACAAAATCTTACAAGGCAGCTTACCGGGTTGCTCAAGCTCAAGGAGATCAAGCAGCCATCAAATCATTTACCACGAAAAAAGACGCTAAAAAAGCAGAATTGGGGATCGCATAATGACAAACCTTACTCTTTACAACATTGCCGACCAATACTTAGTCGACCTGCAAGCTTTGCAGGATATGGAGATTGATGAACAGACTTTTAACGATACGCTGGAGGGTCTTTCCGGGGACCTCGAAGTTAAAGCGACCAATGTTGCCATGTTTGTTCGTAACCTTGAAGCGTCTGCGGAAGCTATCAAAAATGCAGAAAAAACAATGGCAGAGCGCAGAAAAGCTCTTGAAGCTAAAGCGGATCGCATTCGTCAGTATTTGCTGGACAACATGAACCGCACTGGCATTACAAAAATTGATTGCCCTTACTTTGTTTTGAGTGTTCGCAAGAATCCTCCAGCAGTTGAGGTTTTTAATCAAGACATGATCCCGGATGAGTATTTTGACATTCCCGAGCCACCTGCTCCGACCTTGAATAAGAATCGCCTCAAGGAAGACCTGAAAGCTGGGTTGATTGTTGAAGGTGCTAAGTTGACGGCTGGACAGTCGTTGTCAATCAAATAAGGATCTGATATGAAGCTTGAAAGCGTTTATCTCAGCCGGAACTCGGAAGGGTTCCTATCAGGCAGCGTAACCTTTGCCGGGGACGCTCTTGAAATCAGAGTCAAGCTGGACAAAGAAAAGACCGAGGAGATCATGGGGATAGTCTCTAAGGAACTTATGAAAATATCCCAACAACTGATTCAATCTTCGGAAGGAAATTAAATGAATCTCAAAAAAGCAAAGCAACTTCGCAAGTCCCTTCGGGCTATGGGAGTTGAGCCCAAAGAAAAAATCTTTACCGGATCGGTTAAGAAAATGCAGACCAAGCTTGGAATTTTGGAATTCGTTCAATGTCAACTAACAAAGACCTGCGGACGCAAAGCCTATCAAGTTGCAAAGCAAGAAGGGATCCGTCATGGCTTCAGTAAATAAAGTAATACTGATCGGAAATGTAGGTCGTGACCCTGAAACTCGTTATATGCCTAGCGGAGACGCAGTGACAAACCTGTCGCTGGCTACCACTGACAAATACAAGGATAAGCAGTCAGGAGAGCAAAAAGAAGCTACGGAATGGCATAGGGTTGCATTCTTTGGAAAGCTGGCTGAGATCGCTGGGCAGTACCTTAAAAAAGGTTCCCAGTGCTATATCGAAGGAAAGCTTCGCACTCGCAAATTTACCGATGCCAACGGCATTGAAAAGTATTCGACTGAAATCGTGGCAGAGTCCATGAAGATGCTCGGAGGAAAGCCAAGTGAAAGTGGCGCAGGTGGTCAGCCTCAGAATCAAGGGGCAGGTAGTGGTGGTCTAGGTGATATGGATGATGACATCCCATTTTAAAAAGGAAAATCGTATGAAAAAAGCACTAGCCATAGTATTGTTGACAGTATCGTTTGCAGCAGCAGCTTCATGCCCTGTATACGCTCCGTACCGTTGCACTCCCGGATATAACGGGAAAATGGTTTGTAGCTGCGGAGGCTAAGTTTCACCGGGGTGAAAAGACGGATGCCGACTTGAAATGGTCTGAAATGACGCAAGCGGACGCAGACGAAGTAACCCCACCCGTTTTAATATGTATGTTGATTGCTCGGTAGCAAATTGGTGCGCCCTTGCAAACCTGAGAGACTAGCGTTCTAGACACCCTAAAAATAAGGTTTAGTCAAAGGCAGAGCTGAAAATAGCTATTTCAGCAAGACCTTTGGTACGGCAGAAATGTCGGGTAGTAAACAGTCAACATTCATATTAGAATTGCATTACCTTCACTTTGCAGCGAAGGTGGTTGCCAAACCTCTTATGGGGGTGTCATTCAGGGCTGGTATCCCTAAAATCTACTGCTCAGCGCAATGCTGGATCCTTTCGTGGTTTGACACCCCCGCCCTTTTCCCTAAAAAACAACATCAAAAAAATATTTTTAAAAAGTGCATTATTTTGCTTGACTCTATACTTAATAGGTATATTATTAAGTTGTGGTCTTGATTAACAACGAAAGGAAATCAAAATGAAACAAGTTCTCAATTACAACGGTGAATCAATCAATGCTTATCAAGCAAATGATTTGATTGCCAAAAGTGCCATTATTGATGCAGCAAAAAATATGTGGTATCAGGAATGGGTCAAGCAGGGAGCAGTAGACGAAGGTACTTGCTGTGGCGGGAAAGCAATTCAAGTCGTTTTCCTTGGCAAGGGCTGCAGAAAATATGAAAAGCTTTCAATCGTAGGTTGCGGATTTGTGCAAGGAAATGTTGCTGCAAGTCGTAGCGTTAAGCCAGTGCTGGAGTTTTTAGCTGCCAATGGCATCGAAGCTTCTTACTATGATGGCTGGATGGACTAAGGGAAGACCCCTACGGGGGTTTTTACAACAAAACTAAAAATAGTTGTTGACGTTGTAATACTCCTGAGCGATACTATCCATGTAGTTTGTTTTTTCACGAAAGGAAAACGAAATGAACCAAGACTTTGACCTCCAATGCTACGGCTGCAACAGTGCCGAATTTATCGCCCAAATTCAAAGCTGCATTACTTACCAGTTAAGCGGAGCCAATATGGTTGTCGCTGGCTTGATGAGCGATGCTCAAGAGGAAATGGCAATGGGTGCAGTAGAACGTGCTCGTCAGACTTTGAATCGTGCAAAATTGATTCTTGGTGAAATCATGGACGGCAATTTAGTAGCAAACGTAGCAAGATAATTTTTGAACCCACGAAAGGAACCAAAATGAATATCGTTGAAATCTACCTCCAGCCTGAACGTTACAACGCAAGGATTCGTGCCACTGTGCCGGGTGCTTGGATTGCTGTCCGTAGTGACGGCAATGAGTATCCAGTTGGATCTGAATATCAATTCAGCAGCGCAGATCAAGCATTAGCGTATGTCAACAATTTAGAAACAATGAGGGGGAATTGAAATGAGAGACTATCGAGACCAACGTTTGTATCAGGGTGACTTGCTGGATAAAAAAATTCCTTTATGGGTTGAAATATTGGCAGCAACAATTATGGGAATAATTTTTGGTTGTATGTTTGCCTATGGAATATAAAAAGTTTAATCAAGAGCTCCATGACGTTTGCGACCCGCCAGCCCGACAAGCTGTGACTAAATGGGTTGCAAATATTTGGGATTTGAAATGTATGGAAAATCCCGATAAATATGCAGTTGATTTGATCGTATATAGAAAAGATCAAATTTGTGGATATATTGAGGTAGAGACAAGAGATTGGGGGGTTCGACATTGCCCATACGACACCATTCATATAGCGCAGCGAAAAGAAAAGCTTTTTACCAATCCCGGCACTTTGATATTTGTGACTACCCGAGACTTTAAAAATGCGTATTGGTGTAAAGCAGACGATGTTAAAAATAGCTCATTGATTGAGGTTCCTAACAGAGCAGTCAAACGAAATGAATATTTTTATGATGTACCGATTGAGTTGTTTCAATATGTTGATTTAACGGATCAATTTTAAAAAGGAGAAACGCAATGAGCAACGAGCATATTTGGACACCCGCAGGAACCGATGTCACTATTCGTTGGAGAATGAACGGCTGGATCCCGCCTTCAGAGCAGCAGGTTTACAGGGATAAATGGTCTTACTATCAAAACTTGCCACTTCGCAAACTTGATGATGCAGCCAAAGAGCAGTACGAAGCCGTACTTCGCAAAGCAAAAGTAGCTCGGATCAAATAAAGGAAAACCATGCAAGACATTTCAGAAGACATCATCAAAGCCAAAGATTTACTCAAAAACATTGAGCTCATGATGTCAAATCCATTGTTGACCGGACGTGACAAGATCTATAACGAGATCATAAAGCTGGACAACTGCGTACTTACAATGCTTTCAAAAATGGAGCAAAAATGAAGGATTCAGATTGGGGTGCGTTGTTTTGGTTGGGCTTGGTTATCTTGGGTGGGATTGGGTGGATCTGCAACATTATTGAGATTGCTCATGCCGATCTAGTGACCGGGCTTGTAATCCTTCGTGTAGTTGGCATATTCATGTTCCCACTGGGAGCCGTATTGGGGTGGCTATGAATTGGGCTGAGAAGGTCGCATTGACCATCATGACAGTTGCATCAATCATTGTCATTGCTTCAATACGGTTGGCAATTAGATTAGGAGGGTGGGGGTGAAAATAATTAAATCAGAATTTTGGTATATTTTGCAACGAGAGATTGCTGCTAGGAAAAGAAAATGAATAAATTTACAAATTGGTCTTTTGAATCAGATCAAGTAAATGATTTTGCTTTTTGGAAAGAAGTTTTTACTCCCGAGGAATGCAAAACAATTATTGATTTAGGAAAATCTAATGAAATGAAAAAAGGCACTGCTGAAGGCAGTGACGATGTAAGAGATAGCAAAATTAGCTGGATTTATGTAACCAGCGAAACAGAATGGATTTTTAGAAAAGTGACCGACATTGTAATGGCACTTAACAGCAAATATTTTGGTTTTGATTTATTTGGTCTTGCGGAAGGATTTCAATTTACCGAATATCATGCGCCAACAGGAAAATATGATGCCCATGTAGACAAACGATTTGGAGGCATGACTCGCAAGCTTTCATTGACAATTCAGTTATCCAACGAATCAGAATACGAGGGTGGGGAATTAACTATTTATAGATCTTTAAAACCTGAATTTATGCCAAAAGAACAAGGTACTCTTGTAGCATTCCCAAGTTATGTAGTCCACGAAGTAAAACCAGTTTCAAAAGGAAGTAGATATAGCTTGGTTGCTTGGGTAACAGGGAAGCCGTTTAAATGACAACATTTACAACTGAAGACAGACTCCAAGCGGAGCAACAAGAAAAAACGGGAGTGCCTTACGTTGACGGGGAAATGGTTCCTTTTGTCGGTTGGGTCCAGTACGAGCCAGTGGTAATTGTTAACTGCGGAGCAAGCGTTCCCCATATTAATCAGGAATCAAAATGATCTATTTTTTTTACCCTTTTATGGCTTTAATCAATCTTATGACAACGATTGCAGCTTACATCCTTGCTCCAGTGTTGCCTTTGCTCTCAGAGCAACGAGACGGCTGGCTGGACAATGGTTCGGTTTGGGGTAGAGGACCTAGGCTTCCGACTTGGTTAAATTGGTTTATGACACCGGATAATAGCCTTGACGGGGATGCCACTTTCCAGCAAATTAATGGTAGAAGCTACTGGAGCAAAGTAAAATGGCTTTGGAGAAATCCGGCTTATAGCTGCGGACTGCGTTATTTGAATAACCCCTACTTGACTTCGTTCAAAGGGAATAACCTGATAAAGGACAACGACAATGCGATTTCAGGTTGGTTACTCGTTAACGCTAATGGACTATTTCAATTTGTCGCTATTGTTCCTGTTGGTTTCAGTCGCTGCATTATGGTTAATCTCGGTTGGAATATTAGGGCTTTGGTCGATGATAATGTCCAGCCTAAGCCTCTTGCGTACCAAGCTACGTTCGCTTTTACACCGTTCCGACTAAGCGGGTTCCGTTAACGCTTCGATTTACCAACGATCTTTTTTCGCATTTCGCTTTCAAACTCGTAGTCTTCTCGACACCAGTTATCGCAAAAAGCCCGATCATGAAGCTGGGCATTGCAGGACAAACAGTATCCAGTGGTTTTATGTTGCCTTGGATACCGTTGCTGCTTTTTTTCCTCTAGCCTATCGTAGATAGCGTCCATATCAAGACCGGGGAAATGCTTTGTCATGCCAGTCCCGAAAGGAATTCCTCGGCTTCTGCGTGTCTACGCCTTAGAAGTCCAGCCATATGCTTGCCTCCCGCCATGTCCCACTTTTCAAATTCGGCAGCAGCTCCATGAATATCGCCAGCGTTTACCTTCTTGAGAAGGGTTGAAGCAGCAAAATTACCTGCGCCAACGTTGAATACGAAGTCCACAAGAGCGTCAAATTCCTCTTGGGTAATATCCCCCGTCACTTTAGCGTTAACGGCTGCAGCAGCCTTTTTAACGTCTTGCATAAGCAATTCTTCGGCTTGCTCTTGGGTAATTGTCAGTCCGGGGTGAACTTCAGGACCTGTATGTCCATATCCAATCGTCCAAGGAGCCCCGCCAGTGCCGGGATCAGGGTAAGCAGTAAGCCGTAAACCCTCAAAAGATTCGGTCAAGTGCGCCCCATTTTTTGAATATTCTCTATTGCTCAACGTTAGCTCCGATCTTGATTCCAGTAATTAATCCAATGAACCCGCCAATAATGGTTTGAAATGCAGGTCCAACTATTTCAAAAAGTTTATTGTTGTCGACATCCGGGTTAAAAAACCCAAACATAAAAACAGTGACCATTGATAAAACAGTCACCGCAAGGGTAATAGACGCAATTAAAGTGACAACGGCTGCAAGCTTATCTTTTTGCATTTCACTTCATTAGCGAGTCGTATTGTTCATAACAGGCTTGGAGAGCTGATCTGAGCTTGTCTGCTCGGGCAGCTTCCCCGATAAGAAAGCTTCCATCCTCGGCATAAAGGGTTGCCCCAGTTCCACACGTTGAAGCGTTGGTGGCTTCAGATTTGGGTCTGCTGGGACGGTTCCGCAGCTCGACAAGAGCATTGGAAAGCCGAGTATTAATAGCGTTGATTTGGTCATTTTTGTCCTTTTCGATTTTGTCTGCTGCTGCTTGGTGTTCGTCTTTCAGCTTTTGAGTCTCAAGCACTTGATCGGCTTTATATCGATCAAAGCGAGAAGCTTCAAAACTGTAGCCAAGATACCAAGAAAATGTCAGCGCAGCCAGTGCTGCAGCGATTTTGACGTAACTAAGGATTGGCAACGGAAACATTATTGATCTTCAGTTTTTTGAGTGGCAGCTTTGGCTCCAATCATTACTCCTGAACCACCAAGAACCGTACCAAATCCTACGCCAAGCTGAGAAAAATCAATGTCTTTGCCATGCAAAACGTGAATGATTGCAATAGCCAAAAAGCCAAAAAGAGAAGCAAGAGCGCATACACGAGCAGCGCAATAAGTCTCGTTGTCGTCTTCGGTCAGGATGTCTTTAAATAGCTTCATTTTGTGGTCGTAATCTTGTCTGAGCCTTTGGTGACGGTTACTTTGTCCCCGTCTACCGTTACGGACATTGGAGGCTCTTTGTCAGCCAAGTGATCGAGTCTTTGAATGAGTTGCTGGATAACTTGAAACTCAGGACGTTCCTCTTTTTCAGTGGTCCCTGAAACAGAGTTCATCATGTTGATAATTGCCATGATTGCACCGCCAGCCATACCAATAACAGCAGCAATCTTGGAAGCGTCCAAGAAAATGCTGGCTGCTACGCTAATGACAATAATCGCTGTAATGTATGCAAGACCATGCTTGCCAATCGATTTGCCAGCAACTTCTTTGGCAGTCTCAATATAGGATTGCTCAGCCATAATTAGCCTCTTTTTTTGGCAGCAGTCTTTTTTGCTGCAGGTTTTGTTGCAGGTTTTGCTGCAGGTTTTGCTGCAGGTTTTGTCACTTTGGCAGCTACTTTTCTTGTAGTTGCTTTTTTAACAGTCGGTTTACGTTTAGGTTCGGCAGAGTCTACAACGGCTACAGTCTCTACGGGTCTAGGTCTTAGTAG